GTTGCAACGGAGGCTAAGGCTCCGGCAGCGTTGACTTGGTAGAGGGCGGAGTTGGATCCCTGTCCGAAATTTGTGACTTGGAAGCAGATGGGGAATTGGTTCGTGGGCGACACAAGTGGGCCAGAGACCTGAAGGTTCCGCTGGAGGTGCCCTTGGGCTGCGCGGGTATTGGCCGCAACGCGGCGCGCAAGACGCTTAACAGCCGGTGCCTTCCTGCGGGTAGGATACCTACGACGATAAGGGGCAGAACGACGATACACAGTGCGACGTGTGGAAGGTCGGTACCTTCGAACATAGGGCATTTTCTATAGATTCAGAAAAAAAATTCTCGCCACAAAAGCGAGCACCCTCAGATTCGAGGGCGAAAAAACTTTTTTTGTCGGTACCAAAAATGAGCCAGATTCAGGTCTGGGACTTTCGAGCCAACGAATCGTACTATACCGAGTCTACGCTGCGGGCGTTCCTGCACAAGCTCGGAAAGAAGTTCGTGTTCCAGCTGGAACAAGGTGAAAAGAGCGGCTACCGCCACTGGGGGGGTCGCGTGTCGTTGTGGAAGGTGAAGCGTAAGCCGGAGTTGATGTCCCTCATGAAGGGGATGGGGATGGAGGTTCCCAACTACCTTGAGCCGACCACAACACACGAACACAAGCATGAGGCATTCTACCACATGAAGGAAGATACGCGGGTGCACGGTCCTTTCCAGGACACGGACAAGTCGGCGTACATTCCAATGCAATACAGGGACATCGAGCTGTGGCCATACCAGCAGACGATCATAGATTCGCGGCTGGAATTCGACTTCCGTAAAGTCGATTGCGTGGTGGACACGCAGGGAAACTCCGGCAAGTCCACATGCGCTGCAATAGCGGACTTGATGTTCAAGTGTATCGACCTGCCGCCGGTGAACGACGGAGAGAAGGTGATCCAGTCGCTGTGCGACATCCTCATCGCCAAGCAAGAACGGGCGCCGGGCATCGTATTCTTCGACATGCCGCGGGCACTGAACAAGGAGAAGCTCTCGTCCATGTACGCAGCGATCGAGCAAATCAAAAAGGGAAAGGTGTGGGACATGCGGAACCACTACAAGGAATGGTGGTTCGATTCGCCGCGAGTGTGGGTCTTCACAAACGCAATCCCCGAGGTACAATACCTCTCAAGGGATCGCTGGCGTTTCTGGGAAATCGACCAACAGACCCAAGAACTCGTCCAAAGCGCCATTGAGTAATCACGAGTCCTTACCCATTTGGGGGGCGCTCCCTGCGGTCGCTGGAATAACGCCCCAAATGGTGGTACTATATTATATTGGTGGACCACTCACATCACTCACAAAAAGCGAGCACTCGGTGAATGCGCTGCGCGCGGCTTTTTTTTGAATTATGGGGGGTGCCCCCCCAAACCCCCCCCTAGAGGGGTGCGCTTCCCTTCGTATCACGCCAGACGACGTGACGGATGACAGAGACCTCTACAGAATCGCCGACAGAGGAGATACCATCATCGCTGCTAATGATGCACCAGATTTGGTTCGCAAAGGCGGTGTTGTACGGTCCGAAATTCGTACCAGATAGCGACTGATAGATCGTGCGGTTGATGGGGACATACATGTGGATGTCCTTCTGATTGACAGTGGTCGAATTCGACAACATTTGAGGGTCGCCGATATTGGAGTCGTACTGGATGGCAGAGTTGATCATGACCGTCCTTGTCTTCAAGACACTAAAGTAGGTTGGGTTGATCACATTGAACTGACACAACTTTTGGAAGCAGTTCAGAGCCTGCGGAAGGACGAGGGGTTGCGTCGACGAGCTCGACAGGTAGCGCAATGCGCTAGCCTTCGGCTTGACAAGGTCGATGCGGATTCGCGTACTATCCAGATTCGGATTCCCATTAATCCTGAATGTGAGCTTGGAGTACAGGGCCTGATACTGGCCAGTGTCCGGAATGTCTGCATTCTGGTTGGCCCAGAATCCTTGGGTCACAACATCATACGCACTAAACGTTGCAACGGAGGCTAAGGCTCCGGCAGCGTTGACTTGGTAGAGGGCGGAGTTGGATCCCTGTCCGAAATTTGTGACTTGGAAGCAGATGGGGAATTGGTTCGTGGG